CATCTGTTGTGCTACCTTCATGGCAGAATGGACATCCCATATCGCAAAAATTACAAATTTTTATATCCATATTCTCTGCAAAAGCTGGCATAAACTCATCATCTTCTGTCTCTCTGATCTTTGTTCCATCGCTCAAAATTGTGGTTTTAAAGTTACCATTTATGTATCTTCCTAATAATTCCATTCTTAAAATCCTCCTAAATTAAATCAATCATCGTATCCATATTTACCAAACGCAACAATTTTATCTCCGCTTTTACTTGTATATCTATCTACAAATGTTTCAAGATTACTGTACCGCCACTCCTCATAGGTTTTTGCATCCTCGTCTACAATATTGTTCTCTTTTGCGTATTTGGTATAATACTTTTCTTTCGCAGATTCTGACAAGTCTGACCAATCTTTAGAAAATTCATCTTTATGATTTTCATAGTCTTGTGCTGCATATTTCTTATCATCATCTGATAAACTATTTACTTTTACAAATGACTCAGAACCCCATTCATCAAAAAGAAGTTCGCCATTCTTCCACTGTTCAAATTCCTCCTCGCTACACATTGTCAAACTGTGTGTTGAACTGCTATTTGATTCGAATACACTACGTCTAATTTGTCTCTTCATTCAAAACCTCCTTAATGTTCATTCTTTACTCTATATTCTCTAAAATACTTCTTCTCTGCATTTGTTCTCACATCAATCGCTTCTTGTATATCATTGTATGAGCCTAAATATATTTGCTTATGATTTATTCCAATATATGCAGTCCATTTATTAATATCTTTTCTCCACGATACACCAGTTTTCCCAGAAGTATTATTTGATGGACGAATTCTATTTTTAGTATTATGTTTTTGTTCAGTTATCCGTAAATTTTGTTTTCTATTATCATATTTTCTATCAGAGTATATGTGATCTCCAACAATTAAGCTATCATCACTATCCTGTATACCCAAAATTAATCTATGCAATCTAACTTGCTTGTTTCCACCAAGTACATGCCCTACAAAATATCCTCTTGAATCTTTAAACCAACATATGTCTTTGATTTTGTCATAGTCTTCTAAATCAAAAAAGAATTTATTTCCATTAGAATCATACCCAATACCATATTCACCAGATAAATCATATTCATTATATTTTTTACCATGTGATATTTTTGTTTTAGCGGTTTCAGAAGCAACTTCTTTATGTAGACACCCACAAGATCGAATATTCCCAGAGGTTAAAGCAGAACCAAGAATTATTTTATTTTTTGTCCCACAATCACAATTACAATACCATTGTGATTTATGTTTTCCTGAATTAGAAAATATTTTATCTTCTGCTTTTGCAGTAACGACCAATCTTCCAAAACGCTCTCCAATTAGATCTAATGAATAACCTTTTCTTTTATATTTGCATTCACCGTTAATCTTTAATTCTCCATTTCATCATCATCTTTTGGATACTCATGATCAATAGCATCCATATTTACTAATCCTGCTCTCTTCATATCTAACCAATAACAATATTCATCACCATCCTGGATAACAACGTATTTCTTATTTGTCAGATATTCCTCTAATGATATATTCTCTTCTTTGAGGAATCCACTAAGCATATCTTCGTCAACCCATCCTGTATATGGTATCTCAAAATGAAAATAACCATCGTCACTTTCCCAATATTCGATTGTGTCAATTCCCCAATCCTTTTCTTTCTGTCCAAGCCACTCATTAAGTTCATTCTCTGTCTTACCATATTTCTTTGCATAATCACTATCTTTATTCTCTGGATGATTTTTATCAGCGACTGAATCTGAAATCATAGGAACGACAATCTTTTTAAGACCAGGAACATATTTTAATGCAAGAGCTTCAAGTTCCTTATAATTCTTATCATTATATTCATGAACTAATGAAGCACAAGCATATAACCATTTGTCATGGAAATTGCCTAATGCTCTAAATGGACTTCTACCAAACTCCATATCATGATCCCAAATGTCCCATTCACAATCTTCTTCGCCAGTTTCTTCATCGTCAAATAAACAGAAATTTTCTATAATCTCATCTGGCGTATAATGTTCATCTTTTTTCATAATGCAGAGCGAATGTTGACTTGATGAATTTGTTTCAAAAACTCCTCTACGAATCTGTCTCTTCATTTTTTCTTACCTCCTTGCTTTAATATTCTCTCTTTGTTACCAAAAGAAACCT